GTAACGTTACTACAAATACTTTCAGAGTTAATGTGGGTGCATCTGCTCCAAGTGACCAATATACTCATACATTTGTTTCTGCTGCAGCAAACTCAGTTAAGACTATTGGTGGTGGTGGATACGTTGGTGTTACAACTACAATTTTCCAAGACCACGAGAGACCACTATTTGTTGTTGGTATAGTTTCTGATAGAACGTTTGAAGTTCAGGCAGGTGCAAGCACAATTCCACATACTTATCAAGGTGGTGGACACGCATTTGAATTCTTTGAAGATCTAACATTTGGTTCAGGATATCGTGGTGGTTCTGTTGCGATTGGTGTTACAGACCAGTCATATGTACATAGATTTGTAAGTGCTGGTATAAATTCGATTCGCAAGGGTAATTTTGCTGCAACAGGTGCTAATGCATTTACTGCAACCAATGCAGTATATACATCATTCTCAGGTAAACTTGTACTAACAATACCTAGTCACGGATTATCTACAAGTGATACAGTTGGTATTGACACTGGTGGATTAGTATTCAAATGTTCAAAAGATAACTTCTTCTCTGATCATCCATATCCTCGTGCAGTATCTAAGACAAGTTTCCCTAATTCTGATCCTATCGCTGGAATACAGACAGCTATCACAGCGACTACAACTAATACAATTACGTTAAATGTTGGTGCTGGTGGTGGCGGTGGTACAGGTGCAGAGATTTCTGCGATAGTTGGTGCTGGTGGTACACTTGCATTTACAATCACATCTGCTGGTTCAGGATATGTAAATCCTGAAATAATAATACCTCAACCAAATTACGATAATTTACCAGTAATTGGTATATCAAGAGCAGGTATTGGTGCTACCACTGATACAGGTTCTAACTTACTCATCGATGTTGAGGTTGGAGCAGCACTTACAACTGTTGGAATAGGTTCAACAACATTTGAAATATCTAAATTTGCAATTTCAAGACCAGGTCATTCATTCAAGGTAGGGGATAAATTCAAACCAGTTGGTCTAGTTACTGCTGCTCATCTATCAGCACCACTTCAAGAATTTGAATTAGAGGTAACACAAACTTTCAGTGATAAGTTCTCAGCATGGCAGTTTGGTGAATTAGACTTTATTGATAGTATTCAGAATATACAAGATGGTTCAAGAACAAGATTCCCACTATTCTTTAATGGTCAACTACTAAGTTTTGAAAAGGATATTAATAATTCTCGTTCACAACTCATTGATTTAAATTCAGTTCTTCTTATATTTGTTAATGGTGTATTGCAGAAACCAGGTTCTGCATATGTGTTTGAGGGTGGTACTACTTTTGAATTTATTGAAGCACCAAGGTCAGATGCAAAAGTTGATATATTCTTCTATAAAGGTCAAGAGGGAGTAGATGTTGACGTTGCTGATATTCAACAAACAGTTAAGATTGGTGATGAATTAAGATTGTTCAAAGGACCTCTTGGTGTTACAACCTCACAAGAGGCAGAAAGAACTCTTAAGGAATTACTCGGTGCAAAACTCGTTGAGACTGACATTTATACAGGTGCTGGTATTGATGAAAGTAATGATAAACCTGTTAGATGGACAAAACAGAAAGTTGACATTGTATTAGGTGGAAAGAAAATTGATAAGTCAAGAGAAATACTTGAACCACAAGTTTATCCAACTGCAAAAATTATTGGTGATTTTACAACAACATCTGGAACACAAAATACAAACGGTATATTCGTAGATGATGCAGAAGTGTTCTTCTATGAAAAAGGTAATCATTTAAGTGCTAGTGCTCCTAATGAATCAGATGGCGACTATAATTTAGAGTTCAATACTGTAGATGCTCTAGTTACCTCTGGAGAGATAAATGTTGGTGCATCCGCTACTGCTATAGTATCTGCTGCTGGTACAATAACTTCAATTGATATTACAAATGCAGGAAGTGGATATGATAGTGCTACAGTCAAAATTAGTTCTCCTTTGGTTGGAGTAGCAACATTCATACAATCTGATGGAACTGTAGGAGTAGCAACAACTGCAACTGCATCTGCTACTATTACTAATGGTTCAATATCAGCAATAAATGTTACCAACGCAGGATTTGGTTACTCGAATGTAACTCCACCACAAGTTATCATTGACTTACCACCATATAAAACTGAAAAAGTTACTTCAATTAGTAACGTAGAAGGATTCACTGGAATTATTACGGGTATTAAAGAAGTGACAAATAGTGGACAATCTGCACTTAAGTTCTTCTTCAGAGCAGATAAAGCAGCAAATTCATTATTAGTTAATTACCCAGTGTTTATTACAGACACACCAGTGGGTAGTGGTGTTATATCAGTTGATACTCACAACTCATCTATAGTTGGTATTGGTTCAACATTCTTAGATAACATCTATAAAGTTCACGTAGTTCAAACACTAGGTGAAAATGGTGAAATTACTTGTAACATACAAAATGGTCAAACTACTGGTGTAGGTGCTGGATTGACAGGTAACTTTAATAACAGTAATCCAGGTATCGCTACACATCTAGGTCGAATCACATGGGGTAGATTATATAATGCATCAAGAGCAATTAGTCCTATTTCTATTGGAGTAACAGGATTAACTGTCAATTCTGGATTAACTACTTTCCCAACCATTCAAAGAAAGAACTACACTGCTTCATCTCTAAGAGGTCTAAGATCCTCTGGTGCAATCAGAGTGTTTGGACTTTGATTAAATTACCACTATAAATAAAAGGAAAAGAAAAGTTTAGATACAATGTCAGCGATTATTACTGATCAATTTAGAATTCTGAACGCAAACAACTTTGTTGAATCAGTAGAAAACACAAATAATTCTTACTATGTTTTCATAGGATTACCAAACCCTGCTGGAACTGGTTCCTTAGTTGGATACGGTAGATCATCTAATTGGAATTCAAGCACACCTGCACCTACAGATAGTTTTTCCTACCGTAAGCATACAGGTGATACAATGATGTTTGGAAAAAAGATATCATCTGCAAATATAAGAAGAATTATAAGAAGAGTTGATTGGGTATCAGGAAGTAGATATGAAATTTATAGAGATGATTATAGTGTAGATAATCCAAGTCCTTTAACACAAGCTAATAGATTATACGATGCGAACTACTACGTACTTAATTCCGACTTTAAAGTTTACGTTTGTATTGATAATGGATCAACAGGAGCAAACCCGCTTGGAAATGTCTCCCAAGATGAACCTACTTTCACAGACCTCGAACCTTCAAAAGCAGGGAATAGCGGTGATGGATACCTTTGGAAGTATCTGTTCACTGTGTCACCTAGTGATATTATTAAATTTGACTCAACTGAATTCATCACTGTACCGAACAGTTGGAACTCTAGTCAGGACTCTCAGATTAGAGCGGTTCGTGAGAATGGAAACTCTGAAGTAAACCAAAACCAAATTAAACATGTTTATATTGAGAATGCTGGAAGTGGTTATGCAAATGGATTAAGTCAAGAAGTTGATATTATTGGTGATGGTGAAGGTGCAAAAGCAAGAGTAGATGTTGTGAATGGAACTATAACAGATGTAACTGTAAGTGCTGGTGGTAAAGGATATAGTTATGGTATCGTTGATTTAGGAACTTTAAGTAGTGGTGTTAGTACATCTACTGGTCGTGCAAAATTAGTTCCGATCATACCTCCATCATTAGGTCATGGTCATGACTTATATACTGAACTAGGAACTGATAGAGTTATCGTCTATGCTAGATTTGATGATTCTACAAAAGATTTTCCAATCGATACAAAGTTTGCTCAAGTTGGAGTTGTCAAAAATCCAACAAAAGTGGGAACATCAGTAACATATACTGATAATACTTATTCATCATTACAAGCAGTTAAGTTCGATACTGTATCAGGTGTTCCTGAAGTTGGTGAAGAAATCAAACAGGTATTGACAGTTGCACCTAATATCAATAAAGTTTCAACTGCTTACGTTGCATCATATGATTCAGAGACAAAAGTATTGAAATATTTTAGAGATCGTTCTCTGAATTTTAATAGAACAACTTACGACCATACTGATTACGCTGGTATTTCA